GTCAGTGATCTAGAGGCGCGCTGGCACGAGTTGAAACCTGAAGATATCGCATTCCCGCGTGGCGTTAATGGCCTTAAAGAATATAGTGATTCGAGTACTATTTTTAAGAAAGCTACTCCTATTCATGTAAGAGGAGCACTTCTATATAATCATTTGATTAAAGTGAGTGAGCTCGATAAGTATTACCAGTATATTCAAGAGGGGGATAAGGTTAAGTATTTGTATCTTAGAGAACCTAACCCGCTCGGTTCTCATGTAATTACCTTCTCTAGCAAGTTACCTGAGGAAATGAAATTGCATGATTATGTTGATTATGATAAAATGTTTGAGAAGTCATTTCTTGAACCCCTTAATTCCTTGCTAAGTTGTATTGGTTGGCAGGTGAAGGAACAAGCAACTTTAGAAGGGTTATTCCAATGAACATAATGTCAGTAATCTATTGAACATAAGCCTAACCTATATTATAATATGAGATTAAAGGAGATATACTATGTCGATACTTGATAAGATTAAAAAGAACTCTACTATTAAAGATACTGCTATTTTAGCTGATTCAAAATTCTTTCAAAAGAAGGACATGATTCCAACTACTATACCAGCTATTAATATTGCTCTCTCGGGTAAGTTGGATGGAGGACTAACCCCTGGTCTAACAATGTGGGCAGGTCCATCAAAGCATTTTAAGACGGCTTTTTCTTTATTGATGGCTAAGTCCTATCTTGATAAGTACCCCGAAGCGGCATTACTTTTCTACGACTCTGAATTTGGTACTCCTCAGTCTTACTTTGATTCGTTTGGTATTGATTCAAAGAGAGTTATTCATACCCCTCTAACTAATATCGAACAGTTAAAGTTCGATATAATGACCCAGCTTGAAGGTGTAGAGCGTGGTGACCATCTCATTATCATTGTTGATTCTATTGGTAATCTTGCTTCAAAGAAGGAAGTAGAAGATGCGTTAGAGGGTAAATCAGTTGCTGATATGTCAAGGGCTAAGCAGATTAAATCTTTATTTCGTATGGTAACGCCTCACCTATCCCTTAAAGATATTCCTATGATTGTAGTTAATCATACCTATAAGACCATGGAGTTATATGCAAAGGATGTTGTAGGTGGTGGAACCGGTTCATATTATTCAGCCGATAATATTTTTATTCTAGGTCGCCAGCAAGAAAAAGAAGGTACAGAGGTTGTTGGATATAACTTTATTATTAACGTTGAGAAGTCTCGTTATGTAAGAGAGAAATCTAAGATCCCTGTTACCGTTCGTCACGATGGTGGTATCAGCCGTTGGTCAGGTCTACTTGATATGGCTATTGAATCTGGGCATGTTATTAAGCCATCTAATGGTTGGTATTCTCGTGTCAGTAAAGAGACCGGGGAGATTGAAAGTGAGAAGTTCAGAGCTGCACAATGTGATTCAAAAGAGTTCTGGATGCCTATTCTTACCTCGGTATCATTCCAGACATGGGTTAAAGAGAAATATCAAGTAGCTAATGGTGCTATTCTTAATAACGAGGATATTGAAAAGGAGTATGAAAATGCTGAGAGATGAGCTTTATAAACCCTGGTTTGGAGAGACAGAAGAGTGGGGGGTGGAGATTATCGATGGAGAGTTTACCGGTGTTGTGGTTAAATTCAATAATTTAAATATCTCTGAAAGTGAAAAAGGTGGTGTGGATGTAGACCTAGATATAATTAAACAACCAGAATCTATTGAAAAAGTAGATACCGAGAACCCGTTGTTTAATCATACCATCGAACTTATTATTAACGATATTTTAAAAGAAGCTATAGAAATTTATGAACAGACTAGAACTGACGATACTGAGGAATCTGGTTCATAATGATGAATACATGCGTAAGGTAATGCCTTTTCTAAAAGGAGATTACTTTACGGATATCAGTGACAAGTCAACATTTATACTAATACAAGAATATATTGAAAAGTATAATAAACCTCCGACTGTAGAGGCTCTAGAGATAGCTTTACAAAATACTAATATTAACGAAGAGCAGTTTAAAGAAGCTAATGCTATACTAGGGGAGCTGCGTCAATATGAGAAGCCTGAAATTAATTGGCTAGTAGACGAGACGGAGAAGTTTTGTAAGGATAAAGCAGTTTATAATGCTATCCTTCAATCAATTGGAATTATAGATGGACGGGATAAGCAACATTCTAAAGATGGTATCCCCTCCTTACTTCAGGAGGCGTTAGGTGTCTGTTTTGATTCTACCGTGGGTCATGATTACTTTGAAAATTCTAGCGATCGCTTTGATTTTTACAATCGTGTGGAGCATAGGATTCCATTTGATCTCTCGCTTTTCAATAAGATTACAAATGGGGGTATGCCAAACAAGACGCTTAATATTGTTTTGGCAGGTACTGGGGTGGGTAAGTCTCTTTTTATGTGCCATGTGGCTGCCTCTGCCCTAGCCCAGGGTAAGAATGTATTGTATATTACTTTAGAGATGGCAGAGGAACGCATTGCCGAGCGTATCGACTCTAATTTATTAAATATTAATATTGATCAGCTAAAAGATATACCAAAGAATATCTTCGAAGATCGTATTAAAAAGGTTAATAATCGTACCCATGGTAAATTAATAATTAAAGAATACCCTACGGCATCTGCTCATGTAAGTCATTTTAAAAGTCTACTTAATGAACTGGCTTTAAAGAGAACCTTTAGACCAGATATCATATTCATTGATTACTTGAATATTTGTGCTTCATCTCGATTTAAGCCAGGTGGAAGTGTGAATTCGTATACATATGTTAAGGCCATAGCAGAAGAGTTGAGAGGTCTTGCTGTAGAATATAATTTACCTATCGTTTCCGCAACGCAGACTACCAGAAGTGGGTATTCTAATACGGATGTGGAGTTAACCGATACTTCCGAATCTTTCGGTCTACCAGCAACAGCGGACTTTATGTTCGCGCTTATCAGTACAGAAGAACTCGAAAAACTCAATCAACTGATGGTTAAGCAGCTGAAGAATCGTTATAATGACCCTACCTTGCACAAAAGGTTCATGATTGGTGTTGACCGGGCTAAGATGAGGCTTTATGATTTAGAGGGGTCTGCTCAAAATAATCTTGCAGATACGGGTACCTCCATGTCCGACATTGAAGATAATGAGTCCTTTAATTTTAATACACATTTTAAAGCTAAAAAGGATTTCTCTAACATAAAGGTATAAATAGTTAAAAGGGGGTCTTATGTATCTTGCTGAAACTATAGATAATGTTTTAGAGTCAAAAAAAGATAAACTCATAGGTACTTCCTCGTACTTTTATATATGTAATGTATTGAATCGGGCGTTTTCTAAGGTAGAACCGTTCAAATTTAAGTATGAAACCTATGAAGACTATAGTAATGAAGACTACTCCTTATCAGGCATTTATGATATGGAAGAAGACAAAAAATATGTTATTTTAAATTTCGCTAAGACTCAAAAAAACTTTACTTTAAAGCCAGAGAAATGGAAAGAGTTTAAGTTTGGGGTTTCTCAGGTTTGTCAGCATGAAGCTATTCATCAAAACCAATGGTCATTTAGAGACCCTTCCTCTGTCGAGCAGGAAAAACTAGACTTTAGAAATATAGAGGGTACAATAGAAGAAGAGCAGGAATACCTATCTGATATTGATGAAATTGATGCTTATGCGCACGATATAGCTATGGAGATACTTTATTTTTACCCTAAAAAAAATCCTTATGAGGTGTTAAGTAATATCAACAAACACCGTAAACTTTGGTCTTACAAATATTATAAAACAACGTTTAAAAATGAAGAGTGGTCAGATATAAAAAATCGATTACTTAAGAAGACTTTTAAGTGGATCCCGTCAATTAAAGTTTAGGGCTCATATGGAATGGTTAGATATAACGCAAATATTTTTGCAGTTAGCTGCTTGTTATGCATGCTATGCATGGGGTAAGACAGTTGGGATTGGTTCCGCTATAGAAGCGTTACTTCATAAGAAAATTATAACTGAGGAGGATTTGGAAAAATTTGATGATTAAGTAACAATAACACCTTACTTAGTAACAGGGGCGAAAGCCCCTTTCCTTATGGCCGTAACGTTACCGTAACTGTTGCCTTTCGGTCAGATGTAGTATATAATCAATACATTGAATAGGAGATTATATGAAGGGTTCGATACGTATTTTCATCGGTTTTTTGTTA